ATGTGACCGAAATACAGTACCTCACCGGTGGCGAACGTCCATGAGCATTCAGACTTGTTCCACACGGCATCAGGGAAGATCCTTGGGATGATCTTCCTTGAGGTGGCAATGAGGTTGCGGAGTGGCTTGTACTCTTTCTTGAAGATGACTCCAGTCCAACTACTGCCCCAACCCTGACCGACGTGAATCAGGTAAGCGATGATGAGAACCTCAGACTTACCGATGCCGCGACCGCCATGAAACATCACCTCGAGCACGAGTGATGCCAGTTGCCCAAGCATCAGGAACATCTCTTGAGAGCCTTTGGTTGGCTTCCAGATAACCCTGGCCGCAGCGATGGCTCTGCCGATGTCCAGGGCACGGCCCATAACGTTCCCAAAAGAGCTCATAAGCGCACCTTTCCGGCCTTAGTGTCCCGTATACGGATCACAAAGCACCTTCCCGTACCGCACACTGAACAGCATGTTTGCGCACAAGCGCCTGGCACAGTTTGATCACAAACTCTCGCCCATGGGGCCCTTGCGGCTGGAAGTGGATCCACCACGATGCCTAATGATCGGGGGCTTCCAGTGTTCAAGTGCTTGGGATATTGAGCACGAGTCAATAGTGTTAATGACCGTTATGGTTCGAGCAGCCTCGTGCTCTGCGATCTTCTGAGCTGCGGTCTTTTCCTTATTGTCGTCACTAGACTCAATCCATTCTTTGTGACGCTGTAAGTGTGCGTCTGAAAATGCCGTAATTTCGTCAGTGTTCCTGTAGATAGAAAATGGGGTATTCGGAAGAATATAAACCACGTCAATGATCGATTCGTAGTCACTGAACTTCGGATAAACTGGAGAGTTTGGAGCTCCATCCCAGATGTAATCACCATCAAAGTAAACAAAGTGAAGAACCCCAGACTTCGACTTAACCTGATAGATTGCCTTAGGCCATTCCTTGAAAAACGTATCTTTCAGGAATTCAAACTTGCAGGTTGCAGCATCATGAATGCCTGACGCTACACCGAACCCGTCAAGAGGAAGATGCACAGGTAGAAAGCCATGCTGAAACAGAGCCGCGCATACTTCCTGGATAGTAATGCCGCACTCCCTGTCGTTGAGATGTGAGACCATATTTTCGTAACCGCCAGGGCCGTTATAGATAGTAACGCCATTATCCTGGAGTGCATTAAGAAGCGCTACAACACCGCAATCACCCCAACTTCTTTGCTTATTCATGTGAATACCTTTCTTATTATTATGAGAGTTCGTTTGTTTTTGTTTTTGCGAGCAAAAGCGCATCACTTTGCTGTTGCTGTAGGAGTTGATCTAGGTCGTTGTCAGCGCCCATGGACGGAATTAGGGCGATGCCGGTGCTGGATTCTTCGCTGACTTCTTGGCGGATGGTGACTTCCTTGCGATTCCAGTCGCCGAATTCTTCTGGCAGTCGACGGCTGAGCAAGCGAGAAGCTTGGTTCGCGTCACCGTTCTTGATAGCTTTCATGACTGTGTCAATTGCAGGCTTACATGACTTCGCCTTCGCTATCTCAGTGCGATCCAGTAATTCCAGCAAGAGGAGTTCTTCTTTGGTTAACAAAGACTCGTCTTCCTCACCATCGGCGATCTCCTGGGCCTGTTTCAGCCAGAAGAAGTAGGTCGACACTGGAACGCCCGCGCAGCCACAAGCAATGCGAATGCTGGTCGTCTGCATGATGTGCTTTTCCAGGTCTTTGATGACCTTTTCGGTGAGTGAAGTTCGACGTGCCATCCGTTACTCCAGAAACCGCACGCCGTATTTGGCGATCATCAAGGAGTCGGATATACCGTCGCGCACAGCACGCTTACCGGCTCTTGGCTTGCCATAGATCTGCTCGGCCTGGAACACCTCGTAGGCCACTTCAGCTATCTGCTCTTTAGATAGCCCCGTGAGGCTCTGATGGCCGCGCCACTCTTGCGGTCGCGAATACCGAACCTCTGGGCACAGGCATTCAGCAACAGCCCTGACGGCACCAAAGGCATCGCCAAAATTGAACATGCTGACGACACCCTGACCTGGCCTAGCACCTACCAACTCCACAACCGCCAGTTCAGGTGTGTGGTGACTGATGAAGTCAAAAACCGGACGCGGATCAACCCGACGCTTATTGCCGTCAAGTGTGATGGTTGGCATTGGAATACAAGCAATTAAGTTGAATTGCTCGTCGATGATGGATAGTCCACCGGAGAGACCTGGATCGATCCCCAAGATCTTACGCATGTCGTGCTCTTTATTATTCTTATGCAGACATTGTAACACTAATATAAAGGCTTTATTTGTGCGCAAAATTTAAGCAAAAAAAAAGAGCCGTCATGGCCCTTGTGTTCTGTACGTCATGTAGTTTGTTGGTTACTTGATGCTCAATTGTTCAAGCAGCGTGAGCTGTGTTCTTCCGAAGTTTTTAACGAGATCTAGGTAGCGCCTCGACTTCCTAAACTCCTCCTCTTCACCCTCAAAGGTATAGTCAAAGCCTTCTTTGTGGCACCACTCTTCAAGTGTCATTCGAGAGCCATCTTTTCTTGGCCTGGCCCATGGGCAGTGGATTTTCCTGCACTGGAAAATGAAGATGAAGTGAACGCCATTTTGTTTTGCTACGCACCGATACTTTTTTGCATCAGTCAGGTCTGGAATAACCCCTTTGCCTTCCCAGATAATCCTATCATTCAGGGAATCGACCCAGTCTGGCTGATATGTATGCTCCGTAACATAACTAAGCTTGTAGTGCTTGGGCTCGTATTCGCAGTCTCTCATCCCACCGAACAGCGATACCATGACCTCCAGCCAGCTTCTGAAGGGCTTGGGAACCGGTGGAAGCTCCGGGGGGAACAATGCCTCTTCTAAAGGAACTGGCTTGCGCCCGAAAACCTGGTCATTGCGCTCGTTCCAGTTGAATTTCTGCCCGGCATAACGACATGCCATACCTGTTTTATAAATAAGGTCAAGGTCAGCGCTCTTGTAGCCATTCAGCTTCATGAACAGGTTTCTTACTTCCATTACCTCGCCCATATTGATGAGCGCTGGAACATCTAGTGCGGTAGTCATATAGCTTTTCCTTTTTTTATTCTTGCTATACCTTCCATGTTAGGGATGAGCATTTGGCCGTTCAATAGCAAATAGCAAGTTTGTCAAAATATTTATACTGGGTATATTACGGCGCCTTCCCTGGCGATTTGTAACTCAGATGTAGCGAGTCATTTGAAGCAGGGATCTCACCCTGATCTTGTAGAAGAATTGCTTGCTGGTCGTTTCATGTTTTTTCACTGAAAGCCCGAACTGCGCGAAGATCTTCGTGATATCAGCTTTCTTTGCTTGATCACTTTTTGCAGCGCTCAGCCTGACTCCAGCTTTAAGTACGTCAGTGCGAATCGCATTCAGACTGTCGAACAACTCTACGCTGCGATCACCTGTCCAAGCGTTGCTGTAAGTCATTACGATCAGGGCGGGTTTCAGGAGTGCCATTACCTTCGCTGCAATTTCATCATCAGTCGCAGCCTGGTCTGTAGGGGTTGTCGCGTAGAGACCGGAAAAAACATCGCTGTGGTTGTGCAACTTGCGATACAGCCTGATCTTCGACTCACCCTCGCCCTGACCCCAAACCATGGCGTCGTTCATGTTGAAAGTAGTGACTCTCATCACTGCAATTGCTCGCGTACGTGACGCCTCAAGGTATTCCTGTTCGCTCGCCGAGCCGTAGTCACGAACCCGCTGCGCAGTCGACTCGTCAGCGCTGACTGCCTGGCTTACGCCCCTGGCGATCTGACGCTTCACAGACTTCCTCGCCAGGCTGTCTGACTTGAATCCATGGAGAGAGAGGTCATCATCGTGATCGATCACGTCGACCGAGAACCCACGTGCCAAGAGGCTTGCTGGCAGAGTGCTTTGGATGTTGTCGCGCAACCAGGCCTCATCCTGGCGATGTGTGTACTCAAGGAATTGAAATTGCAGTGACCCAAGCGCAGAACGAATCAGCAACTCTTTCTCCTGCTCATCATCTTTGAAATTCAGCGTTGCGAGCAGGTCTTCAAGGCATACGGGCTTGCACTTGTATGTCGCCTCGACAGCTTCAGATTTACTGTACGAGGGCTGCTTAATGCCTACTGTGAAGCTCCTAGCGGTGCGATCACGGCGCAGCATCTGAATCGCGTCGCTTGGCACCACTTGACCCTGAAACACGCCAAAATGGGCTTGGAAGTGGCCTGAGGTAATCGACAGAGCCGAGGTAATCACTGGGCTGTAGATCACGACCTGGTGAGTCGTATCGTTAGGGTTTGCGATGAAGGCAGATTGCTCCGGCCATTGGGCGTTGTCAGCAGTAATCACGAGCGCCACTGGCCCACCTTGCTTCTCAATCGATTTAGCCAGTGCCAAGGCTTCTTTCACTGAGTCACAAGCGATCAGCGTGTTTGTCTTGCACGCCGATTTGATAGCCAGGGCTCTGACGTGATTGATGTCCCCGGTCTGCACAGTGATACCAGCGTGAGCAGCAGGCTTTTTGAACAGCCTGTAGCCATGCCCGATCATTTCAGCGCAGCGTGCGTCGATGTCGGCATCGCTCATGATCACGTTTGCTGTGCGTTTGACGGCAAAATTCAAGGTTTCCCACACCGACTGGCGGTTTTTGACTTCGCCGCCCAGGACGTGAGAGATCACTTGCGAGGCTTCATCGATAACTACCAGGTCGACTTCTGCGATGAAGCGCTTGAACTTCAGGCCGTTGAGGGAGTTGACGACGATCTTCAGGCCCTTGGCATTTTTCAGGTCTTCGGGGGTGTCACACTCGTCGTAGCTGACGATTCCCGGCAGGTTTACCAGGGTTTTGTTGATTGAACGCCTGTGGGAGATCACGAGCACCTTCCTGCCGGTGTCCAGATAGTGTTGGATCACAGGTTGGTTGATGCGTGATGACTTCCCGTCGCCAGTGGGCAGGCTAATGAGGTACTTGCCGCCTTCTGAAAGGATGATGTCGCGGATCTCCTCCGGTGTTTGGATGGAGATGCCGTTGTCGGTAAGGGCGTTGGTTTTGGAGCTCATTCGGCTCGTCAGGAATTCGAGCTTGCTTTCGATAGCTGAAACGCAAGCCTCTTGAGTACGTCCAGTTGCTTCTGCGAGTGCCTGGGCTTTCTCAGTGGTTCTTCCAGAGACGAAGACGTCACGGGCGATTTCGAACGCCGCTGTGTCGAAAGCCTTGTCGCTGCTGTCAGCTTTCACGATCATCAGTGCGATTGCGATTTTCGACATTGTGTAAATCGATTTCGTGATTTCCCCGTCATTTGAACTGTGCAAGCCCGAGGCTGTTTTATAGGCTACCGAAACCGCATTAAGTACGTTGCCCTCGATTGACATCAGGCGGGTGGTGTTTTTGTACTCTCTAAGTTCCAGCGCAGTTGCAAGCGCTTCTTTATTATTTTCGATGACCACTGTGTTTGATACATTGTTCATGCAGCGTTCCTTTTCTTATTTGAGACTCTCTCGCCTCTATGTAGCCAGTATTAAATTTGAGCGTGCACTGCTGCAATAGCCCCAATTAAAATTAGGTGAAATATTTAAATCGGGTATACATTTATTTATTCGACTGAACGTCAAAAAGTCTCTCTTAACCAAAGGGATTACACAGCCCAGACCACCCCATCTACTGGCTCTTTATTTAAGAAAGGAAACAGAATGAGGGCGGTAGGTGGGGTGGCGGAATGAGGCCCCATCTTTGGCTAAGAAAAACTTGATGGTCAATGCCCCGGCAAAAATAAACACTAATGAACACGTAATAAGCACCTCAAGAACCATTCAAGACCCAGTCAAAATATTTTATTGCATGGGGGTATTGCGCCAACCCTCGCTCCATTCGTTTAATAGATACAGATGGGCGCAAGACTCATCAAAAAGGAAGAGTCAAATGATTAACTATTCAACACAATCCTGGGCATCAACGAACACCCTGACGTCATCTAAGGTCAGCAGCCTGTATGAGCTTTATGAGAAAAGCTTTGCAAGCCCGCTTGTACTTGCAGATAAAGAGCGCGCCCCTACTTTCGTGCCAGCTAACTTTCGTGTCCCGGTACGCCACGCCGAAAACGTGATCAACTCCACGCTGATCGTTTTTGATATCGACCAGAAGCTCGGCGCAGGATATGACGACGACATGATTCAGCTTGAAGAAGTTGAGGACGCTCTGACCGACCTCTGTCTTGAGCACGTCGTATACACCAGCCACTCGCACACAATGCCGGCACCTCGCTTCCGAATCATCCTGAAGCCCTCGCGCCCGGTCTTCCCTGAAGAGCACGACACGATCTACGCTGCCATTCTTGAGCAGATTGACGAGTTCCTGGGTGGACGCATACTCCGGGCGCTAGACCCTTGCTGGAAGAGCCTGTCGCACTGCTTCTATGTGTACACAGCGCATCCTGAGCGCAAGCAGTTCGCTATCAGCTTCTATAACCCCGGCAACCCAGCCGATGTAGACGACTACAAACTGCATCAGTCGACCTATGGCCTTGATGTCGAATACAAGCCTGGCGCTCCTCGTAAAGCCACAGGTGGGACAGGTGCAAGAGGAAGGTCTTATCAGCTCAACCGAATTGTTGGGGGCATGATCACCTCGTCAACGGAAGACGAAATTGCTCAGCGATTGTTTGAGTTCGATAACACTGAGCACGCCGGAGATGGATATTTCCGAGACAGACAATACACTCGTAACCGTCCACGCCCAGGTGAGACCGAGGAAGCCGCAGCATGGCGTTCTTGCAAGATCTTCGCGAAGTCACACATCAACTCTCTAAAGCGCAAATTTCAAAAACAAGACGACATCAAGATCGTCGATGCAAAGGCGCAATCCCGAGAGCCGATGCCAACCCATGACGCTATGATTAAGTTCAGGTCTGTCAAAAACCAACCCACAAAAAAAGGTGCTCAGTCAGCACTGGTTGAACTACAGGTAATGTCAGGCGAGCACAAGGGGCGTCACTTCTGGCACCGTTTCTACGGCGAAGGCAACCATCCGACTGCGATCAAGATCAGCAAGTCGATCCAAGACAAGATCGCCAAAGCCACCAAAACTGATATGCAGCAACTGATGGACTTAATTAAAGCAGAGGGTCATATAGTTCTAGCAAGAATCAAACAGAACCCTGGAACTAACGGTTTCCCTGCGCAGAACGAAATCGGTGATTTACATTTGACAACAAGCCACACAAACTAAAAGAATGTGGTACTATAATTAATGCCTTGAAGTTTAATTCCTTTTCCTTCTTGGTTTGCCTACTAGCCCCGCACGGTCTCTCTCCCGGCGGGGCTTTTTTATGCGCACAGAATTAATAACAAAGCCATCAAAGTATAGTTTGAGAATACTTTGGTTAAGGGTATGCCCTGCGTAGACCGTTTAATAAAGTGCAGGTTGCGCCTTGACGGACTCTGGAAAAACATATTCCATATATTGACAAGCCGCAGGTACGACACCGGGTTTTTTCGTGAGAGAGAAGGCACTGACGGTCATGACGGCGGGTGCTTTCGAGACAGTAAAATGCAAAAAGGAATCGCGCAGGAAATGGGCTTCTTGACTGAAGACGACGTAGCCCACCTGTTCAACGTTAGCAAATCGACACTGGATAACTGGAGACGAAACAGCACAGGCCCAGCTTACGCATATGCAGGAAATAGCTTCTTTTACCCTGTGAGGGGAGTTAGTGCTTTCTTGATGGATAGAGTCAAGGGTTTCGGATTCACTCATGGCGGAGCGATCTGAAATGAGTGATATCAGGAGCAGGATGGCACACGAGATCAACTGCTACACGGCGGAAGACATCAGTGAACTCGCAAAGGTGAACCTGGAAACCCTGGCGTATTGGAGGAAGCACGGTAAAGGCCCGAAGCCCATCCGCTTTGGCTCTGCTTACTTGTATCCAAAAAACGCGGTAATGGAGTTTGTCGGCAGCTTGATGGAAGTCGATTCAGACGATTTCATTAGACGCTGCATGTGAAGCGAGGGGGCCGGGTGGCCCCCTTTTCATGCCTGGGTGCTTTCCAGTTGACCTAGCTTTTGCAGGATCAAGGCCAGCTGCCCATCGATATTTTTTGCGTCCTGTTGCTTGATGTTCAGTGCGTTATAAGCGGTGTGGACGTCAGTTGCTTTGACGTGGGTGTATCGTTTCAAAGTCTGCCAATCGCGATGGCCGCTCATCAAGGCAACTTGAGGAACGTTCAGGCCAATGCCGAAAAGGTCAGTGATCGCTTTGTGCCGAAGGTCGTGGAAACGAACGGGTCGTGACACACCGGCTTCCGACCGTGCACGTGTGAACGCTGTGCAGACGGACTTAGGGTTGTAAGGGAAAATGCAGCCAGATTTCCGATCACCGATGAAGTCCATTGCAAGAGCCCAAGCTGACGGCAACAGGGGGACGGTCTCATCATTCCCTTCCTTTTCATTCGGATGCTTTCTGTCACGAATGATGACTGTCTTATTCTCCCGATCCAGGTCTTCAATTCTGATTCTGCAGATCTCTGCTTGTCGCATAGACGTGTAGAGACTAAAGCGGATCACCTGTGGCATGTCGATCTGCTGACGGGGCTTTGTAGCAAAGACAGCAGTGATAGCGTCGATCTCCTGCTGTGTTGGTACACACTCCACTTCGCGACTTTTGATTCTCATTTTGTGACTTGTCTTCAGCCCCTTACGCGCCTTGTCGGCCAGATCTGGGTCAACATCAAGGTGCTTAGTGTCATAGCAATATCGAAGCACAGATGACAGCAACGAGAGATCACCAGCAATTGTTTGACCCTGAACTCCCTCTTTTTTCCTGGCATCAATGAACGACTCCAGGTGACTCTTCGAAAGCCGTTCGATGCCGATCTTGCCCAGGCGTTTCTTCAGAGCTTTGTAGATAAACAGTGCGCTCCGCTGAAGGGTACGGCCCCGCTGTATGTAATCGAGGTAGTCGTCGATATAATGCGCAACAGTTGAGCCCTTGGGCGCTGCCGTCCTGCCGGTTGCTTTGATTTCTTCAAGCTGACGTTCCTTCTCCTTGGCGAAGGCCTTGGCAAGCTTTTCGGTCGAGAACGTAGCGCTGATCGCCTTATGGCCCTTGGCTCGGATCAAGACACGCCAGTTGCCGCTGGGGAGCTTTTGAAAAGAAGCCATGCTCGTGTTCACTCTATGTTCATTTACCCATACCCGAGGCATACCTTTTATGCACACGGCGTGTACCCCAGGTGTACCAAAACCATCATTTTTGGCCCTGAAATGTACACGGACGATAGCATAAAAACTTGCTGGAGGCCTTTATATTCAAGGCTTTATGAATCGTAAATTTTCTGTAGCACCCATGATGGATTGGACCGACCGCCACTGCCGGTTCTTCCTGCGCCTGCTCTCCAAACACGCCCTGCTCTACACCGAAATGGTCACCACTGGGGCGATCCTCCATGGCGACCATGAGCGTTTCCTGCGTCACAGCGAGGCCGAGCACCCCCTTGCTCTGCAATTGGGCGGTAGCGTTCCGGCGGATCTGGCGGCCTGCGCGCGCATGGCCGAGGCCGCTGGTTACGACGAAGTGAACTTGAACGTCGGCTGCCCCAGCGATCGGGTGCAGAACAATATGATTGGCGCGATCCTGATGGCTCATCCGGCGCTGGTGGCCGATTGTGTGAAGGCGATGCGTGATGTGGTGTCGATTCCGGTGACGGTGAAGCACCGTATCGGGATCAATGGCCGGGACAGTTATGCGCAGTTGTGTGATTTCGTCGGGACGGTGAAGGACGCCGGTTGCACCAGTTTCACCGTGCATGCGCGGATTGCGATTCTGGAGGGATTATCGCCTAAGGAGAATCGGGACATTCCGCCCTTGCGCTATGACGTGGCGGCGCAGTTGAAGCAGGACTTCCCTGAGTTGGAGATTGTGCTCAACGGGGGCATCAAGACGCTGGAGCAGTGCCATGAGCACTTGCAGACGTTTGATGGCGTGATGTTGGGGCGGGAGGCTTATCACAATCCGTATTTGCTGGCGGAGGTGGATCAGCAGTTGTTTGGCAGTGCACAGCCAGTGATCAGTCGAGCGGACGCGTTGGCGCAGTTGCGGCCTTACATTGCTGAGCATTTGGCCGGTGGCGGGACGATGCATCATATTACGCGGCATGTGCTGGGACTGGGCACTGGGTTCCCCGGGGCACGCAAGTTCAGGCAGTTGCTGTCGGTGGATATTCATAAGGCCGCGGATCCGTTGGCATTGTTGGATCAGGCTGGGGCTTTGTTGGAAGGGCGTTGATTGGGTGGCTTCCAGGGGAGTCCGTTGATTATTGGCTGAGCTGGCACACCGTCATCGGGGGGCAAGCCCCCTCCCACATTTGGTGCGGTGTGTGCCGGGGAAGGCATCAGTAGGCATGAAGGCGATATCCAAGTGTCATCGGGCAGTTGGGTTGAACCTGCTGGCGAATTTGCCCTCCTATTTAGCACCACGGCCGGTCATTCAAACGGCTGTTTTCAGGTTGTTGCCCTCGCAAACGATCGAACGCATTTGCGCCCTTGAGCGCCTCTCGGCGCTCGGGTAATGTCATCAGACCCATAGGACAGAGCACGCTCATGACTTCCAAGCTGGAACAACTCAAGCAATTCACCACTGTCGTAGCCGATACCGGCGATTTTTCCACCCTCGCCAAGCTCAAGCCGCAGGATGCAACCACCAACCCTTCCCTACTGCTCAAGGCCGCGTCGATTCCGGGCTATGCCAAGCTGCTGGATGAGTGCGTGCAGGACTGCAACGGTGATGTGGGCCTGGCCAGCGACCGTTTTGCGGTCGCTGTGGGGCAAGAGATTCTTAAAGTTGTGCCGGGCCGCATTTCCACCGAAGTGGATGCCCGCCTGTCGTTCGACGAGGCCGCCATTCTCAAGCGTGCGCACCGTCTGATTGACCTGTACGAAAAAGCCGGCGTTGGCCGCGACCGTGTACTGGTCAAGATCGCCTCTACCTGGGAAGGCATCCGCGCGGCAGAGAAGCTGGAGAAAGAAGGGATCCAGACCAACCTGACACTGTTGTTCTCCTTTGCCCAGGCTGTGGCGTGTGCTGAGGCTGGGGTATTCCTGATTTCGCCGTTCGTGGGCCGCATATACGATTGGTACAAGAAGGCCAACGGTAACGACTACACCGGCTCCGATGATCCGGGCGTGCAGTCGGTTACGCGCATCTACAACTACTACAAGGCTAATGGTTATAAAACGGTAGTGATGGGTGCGAGCTTCCGTAACCTGAGCCAGATTGAAGAATTGGCCGGGTGTGATCGCCTGACCATCAGCCCGGACCTGCTGGAGAAGCTGGCGGCGGATGAAGGCA